AGCAACTAAATCAGACGATACAGCGGAAACACCAACAGTATACGATTGGAACGGCACAGCTTGGGTGTCCGCATAGGAGACTCAAATGGCCAGAACCAATGGCGGTATAATCGGTAAAACAAATAAAACTTCTTTCGGGAAGTGTACCGTTACTACTAAAACATCTTCGGGATCTTTAACTACTCAGCCAGGAACTAGACTTGTTCAAACTTTAGTTGTTGCTGGAGGAGGAGGATCAGCAGGTGGATCAGGTGGAGCTGGAGCTGGAGGTTTTAGAAATGTAGAAATTCCAGTTTCAGGAAATACATCTTATTGTGCAGTTGTAGGTGCAGGAGGTTCAGGAAATAATCCTACACCAGCACCCACAGGAGGTGGTGCTCCATCAGGACAAACTGGAAATAATGGTTCAGATTCATCTTTTTCAACAGTTACATCAGCAGGAGGTGGAGCAGGAGTAGGAGTTAGTGCACCTTCACCAAGTGGTGGTTATGGTTCAGGTCTACCTGGAGGATCAGGTGGTGGAGGAGCAGATCAAGGTCCTAATGGTGGAACAAGAATTGCAGGAACAGGAAATACTCCACCAGTATCTCCTCCTCAAGGAAACGATGGTGGTTTTTCTGATGGGCCAGTTTCTTCTGGAGCTGGTGGTGGCGGTGGCGCAAATGCTGCAGGTTCAAACGCACCAGGAGGAACTGGAGGAGCAGGTGGACCAGGAGTAGATGTAAGTTCAACATTTGGATCAGGATTACCTAATTCAGGAGTTTATGGTGGTGGAGGATCAGGTGGAGGATTTTGTGCTTCTCCTACAGCTGGATCACCAGGTGGTGGTGGAGCAGGCGGAGGAAATGGATCAACCCCAGGAAGTGCAGGAACTGCTAATACTGGTGGAGGTGCTGGAGGTGGTGGATTAACAGGACCAACAGGAACTTATGCTAATGGAGCAGCAGGCGGCTCAGGTGTAGTTATCGTAAAAGAATTAAACAAAGCTTCAGGTATGTGGAGCTTAAAATCTCAAATGGCAGCCAAGCAACAAGGAACGTGGCCAGAGTTTGGTTTTGATGTTGATTATTTAGTAGTGGCTGGTGGTGGGTCTGGTGGATATGGTGGTGGTGGATATGGTGAAGGTGGAGGTGGTGGAGGAGCTGGAGGATATAGAGCTTCTGGTTATGGTCCTTCTCCATTACAGGGATGTGGTTTATTTATAAAAGCTGGTTGTTATTCAATAACCGTTGGAGGTGGTGGAGCAGCTAGAACAAGTCCAAATCAAGGAATAAGTGGAACAGATTCAATTTTTTCAACAATTACATCAGCAGGTGGTGGTGGAGGTGGTACAAATGGTACTGCAGGAACTGCAGGAGGTTCAGGTGGAGGTGCTGGTACACAGAATACAACTGGAGGAGCAGGAAACACTCCACCAGTAAGTCCACCACAAGGTAGTAATGGTGGTCAAGGTTATGTAGGAAGTGCAGCAGCTGGAGGTGGTGGTGGAGGTGCTTCTGCTGTTGGTGGTAATGGTAATGGTTCATCAATTGCTGGACCTGGTGGATCAGGTTCACCAAATTCAATTTCAGGTTCAGCAGTAACTTACGCTGGAGGAGGTGGTGGAGGAGGATATGCAGGTAGAGGATCAGGTGGATCTGGTGGTGGAGGGCAAGGAGGAATAGGTGGTGGAGCTGGTCTTTTTGCTGGTTGTTCGGGAACAGCCAATACTGGTGGCGGTGGAGGTGGTGCTGCTTATTGCACATCAGGAGCAGGTGGTTCAGGTATTGTAATTGTAAGAGCACCTAGTGCTGCAACATTAGCAGCAAGTCCTTGTACTAATACTGTTACATCTTGTGTCGGACCTGCAAACGATAAAGTTGCAACATTCACAGTTTCTGGAACCTTGACTGTTTCTTAAAAAATGATAGATATGTGTTCATAAAGAATTTATGAATCTCTCAAACTATTACTGGTATTTTCAATCAGCTATCCCTTCTAGAATTTGTGATGACATTGTAAAGTATGGTCATCAATTACAAGATCAAATGGCAGTGACGGGTGGTTTTGGAAAAAAGAAATTAAATCAAAACGAAGTTAAAGATTTAAAAAAGAAAAGAAATTCAAATATTGTTTGGATGAATGATCGTTGGATTTATAAAGAAATACAACCTTATGTTCATCAAGCAAATGCTTCTGCAGGTTGGAACTTTGAATGGGATTGGTCAGAATCTTGTCAATTTACAAAATATAATAAAGGACAATTTTATGACTGGCATTGTGATTCTTGGGATAAACCTTATATGACAAATAATCCACAAGATCCAACTAATGGCAAAATTAGAAAATTATCTGTAACGGTTACTCTATCTGATCCTAAAGATTATAAAGGTGGTGAATTAGAATTTGATTTTAGAAATATGGATCCAGATAAAAAAGCTAATATTGTTAAATGTAAAGAGATATTACCTAAAGGATCTTTAGTTGTATTTCCTTCATTTGTATGGCATAGAGTGTGTCCAGTGAAAAGTGGTGAACGAAATAGTTTGGTTATCTGGAATTTAGGATATCCATTTAGATAGGAGAAATATGAAAAAGAAAAAAGCAAAAGCTAAACAACAAAAAATAAAAAACAAACTTGATAAAATTTCTTGTGGTAGTGCAGATGGTTATCCAAAACAATTATCAAGGGAACAATATTTTGCTTGTCCTGTATGGTATGCAGATCAAGAAAAATATGTGGATGATTTAAATAAAGCATCTGATCCTTATATTGAACAATCAAAGAAAAATTTAAAAGAAGCGATTGATAAAAGAAATAAAGAGTTTGGTGATAAAGGGGATATGGGTCACGTATTTCATTCAACAAGTTTAATTGGAGATCCTAATTTTGCAGAATTACAAAATTATGTAGGAGCAACATCTCATAATTTATTATTAGAGATGGGTTTTGATTTAACGAATTATCAAGTCTTTATAACTGAAATGTGGGTACAAGAGTTTGCTAAAAAAGGTGGCGGTCATCATACTTTACATACACATTGGAATGGACATATGTCTGGTTTTTATTTTTTAAAAGCTTCAGATAAAACATCTATGCCAATGTTCGAAGATCCAAGACCTGGTAATGTGATGAACCTGTTACCAGAAAAAGATAAATCTAATATCACTTATGCAACTTCACAAATACACTATAAGGTAAAACCTGGAAGAATGATTTTCTTTCCATCATATATGCCTCATCAATATATTGTTGATATGGGTTATGAGCCATTTAGATTTATACATTGGAATTGTCAGGCAATACCAAAATCAGTTTTAAACTATAAAATGGAGAAATAAAATGTCATTTAAAAAAAATAAATACTCAGTATTAAAAGGAGCTATATCAAAAGAATTAGCAGATTTTGTTTACAAATATTTTTTAAACAAAAGACAAGTTGCAAGATTTTTATTTGATAACAAATACATTTCACCATTTACAGAATACTTTGGTGTATGGAATGATGAACAAGTACCAAACACTTATTCTCATTATTCTGATATTGCAATGGAAACATTGTTACAACAAGTGAAACCAGTAATGGAAAAACATACTGGATTAAAACTTTCTGAGACTTATTCTTATGCAAGAATCTATAAAGAAGGTGATGTACTAGCACGTCACAAAGATAGATACTCTTGTGAAATTTCAACAACATTAAATTTAGGTGGAGATGAATGGCCAATTTATTTAGACCCAACAGGTAAAGAAGGTCAGGCTGGGATTAAAGTCGACCTTGAACCTGGAGATATGTTAATTTATTCTGGATGTGAATTAGAACATTGGAGAGAAGAATTCAAAGGTAAGAACTGTGGTCAAGTATTCTTACATTATAATAAAGCAGGATCTAAAACTGCTAAAGAAAACGAATTAGATAAAAGACCTTTAATTGGTCTGCCAGCTTGGTTTAAAGGTGCTAAGTTGACTAATCCTAAAAAATAGTCTATTATATAGACTTGTACGGGGATTCCACCACACCACATCCCCGTACTTTTAATACTGCCATTCTATACTAATAAAACTTTTTAAGGTAAAATACTTGTATGGCTTTAGCAAAAATACCATTTAGACCTGGTTTTAATAAACAAATTACAGATACCGAAGCAGAAAATGTATGGGTAGATGGAGATTTTGTTCGATTCAGATATGGCATGCCTGAAAAAATTGGTGGTTGGCAGCAACTAGTTAATAATACTTTAATAGGTGTAGCTAGAGCTCAACACGTATTTGCTGATTTAGATGGACGTAAGTATGCAGCTATTGGGACTAATAAATGTTTATATATTTATTATGATGGTGATTTTTATGATATTACACCGATTGATCCTGACCGACAATCTACTGGCGCTAATATAACAACTACAAATGGTTCAACAACAGTTACAATTACAACATCAGGTGCTCATGCAATACTAGTAGGAGATATTGTTACTTTTGAAAATGCAGGATCTTTTACTGGGGGTCAAACAAACTACACAGCTACAGATTTTGATGATGTTTTATTTGAAGTAAAAACAGTTCCAACAGCTACAACATTTACAATTCAAATGCCTACAGCGGAAACAGGAACAGGAGCCACGAACGACGGAACCTTAGATCCTTTACCTTATATTTTAATTGGAGACATATTACAAAGTCCAGCTTTTGGTTGGGGTGTCGGTAAATGGAGTGCGGGTACATGGGGAACTCCAAGAACTGTAACCTCTGTATTTCTAGACCCTGGTGTATGGTCTTTAGATAATTTTGGACAAAATTTAATTGCAACGGTACATAATGGAAGAACTTTTCAATGGCTACCTATTCAAGCAAGTGGGACTGGAGCTTTAACAACTAGAGCATCATCAGTTGCTAACAATCCAACTAAATCAGTAATGACGATTGTATCTGATCAAGACAGACATTTATTTCATTTAGGAACTGAAACTACTATTGGTGACACAAGCACACAAGATAAAATGTTTATTAGATTTTCTGATCAAGAAAACATAAGTGTTTATGCACCTACTTCAGTTAATACTGCTGGAACTTTTAGAATTGATAATGGTACACAGATTATTGGCGCTACAAAAGGTAAAGATTATATTATCATTCATACAAATACAGCAGCTTATGTAACTCAATACGTTGGTCCACCTTTTACATTTTCAATTAGACAAGTTGGTGCTAACTGTGGATTAATTGGACAGAATGCATCAGTGTTCGTGGATGGGACTGTATTTTGGATGTCTGATGAAGGTGGTTTCTTTCTTTACGATGGTACTGTTAAAAAGCTACCGTGTTTAGTTGAAGACTTTGTATTTCAAACTACAGGTACAAATTTAGGAATTAACAGTAATGCAGGAGAACAGGTTTACGGAGTAAATAACAGTTTGTTTTCTGAAATATCTTGGTTTTATCCAAAGTCAGGATCAGGAGTAGTAGATAGAGTTGTAACTTATAACTATTCAGAAAACACTTGGGTTACTGGATCATTAGCTAGAACATCAGGTATAGATGCATCTATTTACGATAAACCTTATATGACTAAGTTTACACAAAACGTTGCACCAACATATCCTGTTGTTAATGGAATCTCAGCATCACAAGGAGCTTCAACTTATTATGAACATGAAACAGGAGTTAATGATACAGATTTCAATGGTAATAAAACAGCAATTGCTGCTTATATTAAATCAGGAGATTTTGATTTAGATGTAGAAGGAGATGGTGAGTTCTTTATTAAAGTTAGAAGATTTATTCCTGACTTTAAAGTATTAACTGGTAATTCTAAAATAACTTTAGATTTAAGAGACTATCCAAACCAAGTTGCTGCTAGTTCATCATTGGGGCCTTTCACAGTAAACTCTTCTACTAATAAAGTAGATACAAGAGCTAGAGCAAGACTTGCAGCATTAAAAGTAGAAAATGATGCGGTTGACGAAAACTGGAGAATGGGTTTATTTAGATTTGATATACAACCTGATGGAAGAAGATAATGGCTAAAATAACAGTACAAATTCCAGAACCTAAAGAACAATATGATGCTACAAACCAACGTCAACTAAATGCATCATTAGAAACATTAAAAAACCAATTAAACTTTTCGTTTCAAGAAGATTTAAAACAAGAGATAGAAAGATTTACTTGGTTTAATATGAGGTCTAATTAATGTCTTGTAATAATGTCAATCCAATAACAGGTGGAAGTACAGTTGATGACATTCCATTTTATTTAGCAGTTCAACAAGGTAAAGTTCCTGGTTACTCTATGGTTAATAAATTTGGATATAATTCTAGTATTGGTTCAGGTTCTTTTGAAACTATTTGGGAAACAGGAAACAACTATCCTTGGCAAACAGCTCAAGCTACTCTTGATGTAGTCAGTGATAATGCTAA